GAGCAATAAGCCCATGGCCACAACGCGTCGAGTATCTCTATCTACTGAAACAATTACGAAACGATTATCAATACTTTTATCTACACAACACCACGCTACCTCCTCAAAAACAGATAATCTAACGTTAACATGGAATGTTCAAGCGTTCGAAAACTGGATGAATGGATTGTCACGACGTAACGAAATTCTTTTCCATCAAAGACCACTTAAGTTAGACGATATTACATCTTTCTCGTCGTCTAGTCACATCGGAATGTATCACACAAGTCTTATTTTACTATTCCTTGAACACATATCATTTAATGATGTATTCAATGACGTCACCACCAATGAGCTTGAAAGAATTCGTTGTCCACCAATTTATCAATTTGGAACAAATAAATTCAGAGTTAATGAATGTGATCAACATGTTGAAGCTGCGCCTGTCAAGTATGTGTCGAATTACGACGCGTATCAAATTATCACTGATGCTGAAAGAATTCGAACAATATCAAAGAAGGTACGTGTAGTCGTTGAGGATGGACTGCTTGAGGAAAAAGTTGTACAATATACGAGTGGTGATGTTGCATTATATCGCGAGGCGGACTTAATGTTCGGATTGGTTTCACGATACGTATCCCAAGCGCGACTACTATCAATTCCGAAATTAATTCAACTTGTGATAGAGACATCATGTTTTCCAGATCGTGGTTTTGATTACGCCGATAACCCAATTCTATTTGTCTTCGCAAAGTTATTAAATCGTTACATCGATTTTCCGTTCACTGAGAAGACTGGAGAAATGACATACCACCATTCGGTAAGCATGGCTACACCACACCTGATATATGCATTATCGCAACTTTGGATTCAGTACATACTAAACAACATTACGCGTGACGAGTTAGTAGTGATGGTCGCATCATACATTCATCTAAGTTTAGGTTCATTCGATGAGTTCGTCTTAAATTTTAAAGATTTACGAATTAATTCGAGTAAGATCTTGTTAGAACAAGCGCGTGAGGCATTTATCCCAATTTATGGCAGTGTTGGACCCAGCCACATTATGTACCAAGAAGGGTTTGCGGATATATGGCGTCAAAACGAACGACAAATGTTTAGCGAAAATTTTGTTAGTAAGTGCCCAGTACCATTATTGGAATATCTACGTGGAAGAGGTATTATTAATGAAAGTGGATTCACGTTATCACAAGTCTTTCCGAATGATGATGAAGCAAGAAGAACCCATCTGGTGATTACACTAGCTACGCAACATGGATTATTCATCAAAAATCCTGTCATTTTCACGATTGATAAGTCAGTACATCCACGTGCCTCGATGCCTATTGGATACGAAGTAAACGAAACTATGGTGAATCCTCATGATGAAACGGATCAATACCCGTTAACGTTGGCGTGGAAAAGTGAGACAGCTCGAGGGATTAAAGAGGAGTTATTGACTATGACGCACAAGTATCGATCACAGATTTTACGCATGGATCTATTTCAAGAATTCATTCGTTGTCTAACGAATAACTCTGGTGGAATACCGTATGAACCAACTAAAGCAGAAGTTGCGAAGATGTCATCAGGAATTATACGCGCATTAGGAAGAAAACGTTTAATGTATTTCCTCTTAAATCCAACGATATTCACAATTTTTAGCGCGTGGAAGAGAACAGTTGAAATTCCAACATCATCTGGTGAACGTAAGCAAGTTGATAGACGCGGTCGTGTAATACAAATGGTATCTAACGCCGCGCAGATTGGAGCGTTTTTATTATTCTTAATCTCAGATGTTATTGGAAGCAATGAACCTGAATTCTCATCGAAAAAGAACTCCGGCACCATCAAGGACATGTTATTCCAGTTGTCAGAAAGTGGAGTGAATGGAACGGCCTACGAGTGTGCTGACGTTAAAGGTATGGATGCCGCCACGACGAAAGCGTTATGTTCATTGACGAACGAATTAGTTGTTAACCTATTTCGTGAACATGAAGGTTTAACGTACTTTTGGGCGCAGAGTAAAGAATGGATGATTACATCTCAGGACGGAACCACAAGACTAGAACGACTTGCGGCGCCAATTGAAGTATTACGTGCGTGTGAGAAGTTTGCGGATACAACAACATTTCGGCTTCGCGAACCAGAGACTTTCGGACATGTTACGACGTCACCTGACTCTTTCCCTTCAGGAAAATTTTCAACAAATGCGCAGCATAGTTTCATAAATGCTGGAGCCGTTCGGAGCTGGGAGAAGCAATTTAATAGGAATAAGCTACGAAGAAAGGGAGATGCTCACCAAGACAGTCAAGGTACATTAACACAAGCGCTACGTATTACGTCATTAGTAAGCGGCGACGACTTAACAATTAAGGTTTACTACGGTGATGAATCCGATGAGTCATTACTTGAATTTAGTGATGGTCTACAACGTCAGTACGCGAATATCGGATTGTCTTTAGAAAGCGTTCTCTCAAAATATTCCGCTACGTTTTTGCAAATGACGGCGTTATTGGGTAAGCCATGGCCAAAGCCAGATCGCATTTCAATTACAACGTCAGAACACGGTGATGCGCAAAAAGTTGAGTTTAATGATGCGATGTCAGAAGTTATTGATGTACTACGTGAACTCTCAGGAAGATGCGGGATACCTTCAAATTGGGTGCCAATTGCAATTACAATCGCAAATATGTTACGTCAAGTACGAGTCGTTACATCTCCAACGTCCGTGTCACCAAATGACAGTATAAATAATGATCCAACTATTAAAGTGCGAGGACGTTCAACATATATTGAGATTCCATTTATCACACTCTTTTTAAAAGATGGCCTCGGATTACCATTTCTAGCCACGGACTTTAATCACTATGTTGAACGACAGTTAAGCTACGCACCAAAAGGATCGTTAAATGATTGGCATATTCGGCAAATCTTAATGAAAGAGAATCCATTTCATCGAGTGACGCATCAAACAATCCAACAGATGTATAAGTTTTATGAGAAATATGAACAATTATTAAGTGAAGATCATTCATTAGATGAGATCGAAAACTTTGAGGAAGCGGAACGCACTTTCCTATCAATTACGTTTGGAACGCCACACGATTGGTATGACTTACGCCTAGCTAAAGCATTACAATTGGACCTAGCAGTTTATCTAATTGACTTCGACCCTTCACACCGTGTCAAACAATCGAGACGTCGTTTGGTACCAAGTGAAGATAAGGATCAATGGGTACGCAGTCTTGCAAGCCAGCTAAATTTTCAGGCGATAACTAAATCAGCACTGGCTCACATGACCTTAACCGAGCTCAGGTATAATGTTCCAACTGAAATAGCATACCATCACTCACCATCTGAAAGAATCAATCAAGTTCTTGATAGTATTCCCGGCGGGTATGAGGAATTCATGATGTTGCGTCGTGAATTCTTAGCGTATCGGCAACGATATACCGAATTAGATCGATGGATTGCTTCAACTCATGATGAGGCTTTGTTGTTATTTGAAATCGTCAAGACAGTGGATGAGTATGATTTACATCGAGACGTAATCCTTGACAGAAAATGTTCTTACATGCCATCATCAAGCTCTGACTTTGATCGAACATTGGTCGTTTCACGATTTGGGTTTAACTTTTTCGAGGACTTTAAAGTATTTAGTGGGTATTATGGATATAAACCAGGTCCTTTCAAAGATTTTAACCATGAAGCGTTAGTACGATTCGCCGCTGAGGTATACCACGCGAATCCGACCCATTTACCATATGTTTGGCACTTAGCAAACATACAAGGTAAACATCGTCAAACTCTAAGTCATATGATTAAACACATGGCGGTGACACTTGGATCAAAATGGAAGTCAACGGTACACACGCGACAATTGTTTGAAATTGGTAAAGATCCACGTGCTGTGTTACGGTGTGTAACTTTACCGCCACGACTTAAGCGCGAATCCGAAGGAGTTATTCTTTTACTTAATCGCGATGTCCACCTATCTTACGGAAGTTACGGAAATAATAAGGTTCTAGTGAATGTTCATCCAATGTTCCGAAGATATACAGACGGCATTCGTGAAAGAAATCGTCTATTACGCAATTTAACGAAGAGAGTCGCGAAACTGCGCCTGGAGAAAGATCCCGTTGTTTAGCCGGTACGCTCTCTG